ATCTCGCTGGACCTGCAAGATTTGCCGCTGACTGTCCTCCCACTTCAACTGTCGGGGTACCGGGGAACCCACCTATTGCCCCTGCGCCCTTCGGTGCCCCTATTCCTGCCGGGGGATTCCCTTCATCAGCTGGTGTGACACCTGCAAAAATCCATGCCATTGGATCTCCTGATGGGATACCGGCGGGTGGTGGGCTGGCCGGAATGCCGCCAATATTTTGGCTTACGCCAAATTGAACATCAGGGGAAGACACTGTTTTTCTAAACGGCACTGGCATTCCGGGCTCTTGTGCTACAACCATATAAGCTGCTACACTCATTGTGAAATTATATTTGACTAATCTCTCTGCATCTGTAAAATCATCAAAATTATTCTGTGGTGTCAGCGCGGCGTCGACAAACGCAGAGAATCTATACCCAGTCTCTGTTTCAATCACAAATGTTCGTCTTCTATTCTCAACATACCCACCCATCAAAACATTGATCATTGAATTCATCTCTTGAGTATATTGTGTCCAAAACGTAATTTCATAAGTGGCAGTGTATTGTTTGATAGGGGGGATCTGAATCATTTCTACCAAATTCTTTCGAAGATTAGGAGTTAAGAGCGTGCCGCGGCGGCTTGAGACTGTCACGGACGGTGCAGCTCTTCTAGTGGCAAGGCGACCGTTGGTGGTTCCCCCACCATCTCCATCATCCTGGTTAGCAAAAGCTCCAATAGCGGACTCGTCCGAATTTTTGAAACCATGAATGTTTTGTAACCTTTGATACCTCAAATCATCTTCGCTTAATTTCACTTTTACCGTAATTGGTCCGCCCTGAAATTGACCAGCTCCTTTTGCACCTTCTTGATCAATACCGGTTCTTATAACTGATATTAAGGGTAAAATCAGCGCATTGGACTTGTCTCGTAATGGCTTATTTCTAGCAAGAATAGCAAATCTTTCACCTGTTGCGAAAATTACGGGGATACGCTTCTGCTGGTCTTTTCTTTTGTAGAAAAGAGGTAATTCCTTATTAAAGAGCTCAAAAACACCGCGGTCGACGTCTTCTATGGTACAAGAGGGCATTGTGAAGTCATTAGCTTCATCACCATTATCATAGCCGGAATCGACTGTCTGATACTGCCCTTTTGTTAAAGAATATCTTGTCGCCATATTAACTCTCGTCGTAGAAAGATGAACTTATCTCACCTGGAGAACCCTCTGGTGATACCTCAGCCGGAGCTGGCTCGGGGGGTAGTTGCAACTTTCCTTGTTCAATTAATGCGCGCTTATCACCGGTGGGACCTTCGGCATTTTCAGCAAAGCCTCTCTGTTGAATAAACGTGCGTTGGATAGCGTCGGGATCTCCTGGATAATAGCCTTCATCAGTAGGACCAATCGGGGGTTTATCAATAAGTCCTTTTCTGGCTTGCTTCCCAAGAAGCTTAACGCCTGTCATATATTCAATCTCTCCGTAGATATTAGACTGCCATGTGAGGGAGGTAATTTCAAAGAACGTTTCACCGTATGAAAAGTAATCGCCCTCTTGAACGTCTATATCTCTATCTATTAAGTCTTTGTAGTGAAGATACACTTCTATTGTATAAAGTTGCTCAGAACCGAAACGATTAGTAACCACTGTCTGTGGAGACCATAAAACTTGGGCCTCTATTTCCAGTGGCGGATCGAAATATTTGTCGATAGCTTCTTCATAAACATCATGAATTTGCGTCACGTCTGTACGAACAGCGTAATAGTAGACCTTCTGACCCACTACATCTTTCATTATCTCTTTAGTCAAATCAGAGATAAGATCTTGTTCGCGCGGAGTTATAAAGAGTCTTGCCATCTTTCAACCCTCACTTAATAACGATAGATTTACCCAGCGGCATTGGCATTGCCTTCAGGGCTCTCATAATATTTTCTGCATCTGTAGCTTGTCCTTCTAAGAGTTTGCTATAAGTTAAGCTGTCAAGTAATTCCACGAGCTGGTCTCTTAACCTTGTCTGGTCTTCGCGACCTTGCGAAACTAGATCAGCTCCGTTGAGATTCAAGTCACCAGACGGTATAGGAACAGTGGCAAATTTAGAACGGACTAACCCTAAAAGCTCTTTACACAAAGCAAGTGTATATTCCCGAACCCACTGTCGGCCAACAGAATTGGTATGTTTATAGCTCATCCGCCCAAAAGGAACATTCGACAGATTAGACGTCCCATAAATCGTATCATCCTGAATGTCAGGATCATACGGATTCGGCGCAAACGCGACTCGAATCCAAAGCTTCATTGGGTTATTTGACCCAGTCAGCTCAGTAGGCATTGGATAAATTCGAATCCTTTCACCAATAATTCTATAAGAATAATTTGATTTTCTTACACGGTTCGATATGTCCATCTGGCCAGCGCGGAGAACATCTTCAAAGACTGGTAAGACGTAAAAAATCGTCTCAGGAGTAAACGACTCAAAACTGAATTCATTATTAAGATAATTGACAGCTGACGTCGTATCGAAGAATCTATAGGCTGCCTGGGGGCTGAAGTGGAAAACTTCCTTGATCCTCATTTTTGTACGAGGAGAATTTCTACTGCTTGAAACAATAAGATTCCCATCACCATCTTTTAGCTCATCGTATATATTATAGTCTTGTCGTTTATATTCCAACTGAATCGAGCCGGAAACCTCGTTATAAGACCCACCAATTCCAGCTTCCATAGAATATGGTTCTGCCATTCGAAGAAGGAATTCGAGATTCTGTTTTGGAAAAAGTCCAGTCTTATTACTTCCAGTTGTGTATCCAAGAAGATTTGCCAACTGTGACTTTGCGTCTGCTTCATTGATTATGCGGCCATATTCCAGAAAAGACTCTTCAAAGCATGCCCACATCTGCTTTTTTGTTAGCTCAACACTGAGAATATCATCACCTAACTTTCTCTTGACAAACGAAACCATAGCATCAGCTTCTGTCTGGAACTCGGTATCAGTATCAAAAAAGCTAAAAGGAGTTGGATTTTTAGTATAAGCAAAAGAAGACATTCATCACCCTACTGATAACTATTATGTAGGGTGACAAATGTCTTCTTCGAAGCGCAAGCGAAAGCTAGCTCTAGTGTAGACCAGCCTCGGTAAGTTGCCAATCTCGAATGTTTGCGGACTTGCGCAAAAGATTTAAGATCTTGACATTTCTAGTTTCAAGAGCTTTAACCCGATTTTCAAGAGCTTCAATCCGACTATCTGAAGTGTTCGTCACCTGAGTTTGCTTCGCAGGTGTTGGGTTTGTGGTAGTCTTTCGGGTCGTCGTTTTCTTTGTCGTTGCCTTAGGCGTAGTTGCCTTGCTCGTAGTTGCCATGTCGTCCTATCCTCCAGGAAATTACAATATAACATAACAATCACAACAGTAAAGTAAAAAATGCCGCCCCGGAGGGCGGCATTTAGTTTTGCTAATCGTTTATATAGGGTCTAAATTTGATCGGTCTATGCCTCGCTAGCCCAGATTCCAGTAGATCCTACGACATACCATCCTGCGGAACCATCACCGACTATTCTCACCATATCACCGGTGTTTGCAGTGGCCTTGGTGTTGATAAGGTCTTTATCGTCAGTACCCGACAATTCAACAACCGAAGCAGCTAAAGTGATCGTTCCGTGGAGGGCGTCACTTGCGTTCGGGCTGATTGTAATGATGTTATTTCCATCGCCGCCGCTGTTGACGAATGTATAATCCAGCCCAGACTTTGTGGCAGGAAGTGTTATTGTCAAGCTGTCTGTGGCGATGAGGAAAACTTTTCCACTATCTTCTGCATCCAGTGTCTTGTTGGCTGTTAGTGTTTCGACCATTGAACGGTGACCCGAGAGTGTTCCGTTCGTACCTGTTGCACCAGCTGTTCCGGTGTTTTGGTACAAGCCCTTTGCGGCTGTTACTAGTATTTTCGGCATAATTTTCTCCTTTTTTATTATAGAGTTACTTGTCCACATGATTCCCTAGCTAGCGTGTGGGGTCCGCCTTATGTCCGTGCTAGGGGCTTGCCATTAAATATAACACAAGCGCTTGAATTACCAAAATAAAAGGGGCGGACCCCGAAAGGACCGCCCCTGAATAATAATGACTTCGTCTAATCAGATTAGATGACGTCCATACCAAGGCATGTTACTGTACCGTAGAAGTCGGAACGTACCATCTTCTTGCCGTACCGAGTCATCACGCCCTTGCGAGGAGTGAAGTCTTCGGGAGCGAAGATAGTAGGAGTAACGATCAGTGGCACGTAAGGAGCATATACATACCCAGTCTCGAGGTAGCTACCACCCTTGTATCCAACAAGAATCTTGTTGCGTGGGAAGTAGGGGTCCTTGTAGACTGTGAAACGGTTGCTCAGTGTACCAACCTTCTCGGCTCCAAGACTCATACCGGGAGCAACTTGACCGTCGCCGTCGATGCTGTAAACTGGCTTGTAAAGCACGGAGGCTTCAAGGACAGTAGCAACATCAGGGGAAACAACGATGAAGTTTGCAGAACCACGAAGGGTCTTACGGTGAATCTCGTTAGCAACATCGATAATGGTCTCGACAAGAGTCTCGTACCATTCGCGAACAGTACCGGTAAAGGCGGGTCCACCAGCGAGGGAAGATGCCTTGACAGCAGCAGCACCAGACTTCTTGTTAACGAAGTCGCCGGGCTTACGGCTCCAGTAGTAGTTCGTATCGGCCTGCATAAGGAGGTCGTTGAGGATCTCGCGGTCGATCTCAAGAGCAATCTGCTCAGAGAGGATTTGAGTAAGCTCAACCTCAGCGTCAAGGCTGTGGTAAGCATTCAAGTCCTGTGCGAGTTCTGGTGACCAACGAGCGCGGAGCTTACGAGTCTGAGCAACAACCGAGATCGCTTCGATCTTGATGTCAATCTCAGGAATCTGAGGCTGCGCGTTTGTCTGACTGAAGTTGTACTCGAAGACAGGAACAACGAGAGTGTCACCATCAGAGGAATCAACACTCAGTGTGTTGGTCTTGGGGTAGGTAAGACGGAAGCTTGACATATCACCACTTCCAAGAGCAGTTCCAGAAACAACCATCAGAAGAGCAGACTTAGCCTTCTGTGCTGTAGCCATTGGATCGGGAGAAACCGGACCAGACTTAGTACCAGACTTAATAAGCTGGTTAAGACGACGGATATTGTATACTCCCTGACCACCCTGGAATATCTCGCCAGGAACAGCCATGTCAGATGCGGAGTTCAACGAAGAACCAGTCAATACGAGAGCAGCTTCCTTAACAGCTGTTACGTCGAAGTTGGAGCCAAGGGCGCCAAGATCAACGGTAACGAAGAAGTAAGGGTTGCTATCATCATCGATCAGTTGGGAGACCTGTGGGTCAAACTGAAGGAAACGACCATCAGCACCGGTTGAACCAGCACCGCCCGAGACTGTTGTTGAACGGCTCTGGGCAGACGCGGTACCGAGAACGAATGCGTTCTTGTTACCAAGGGTCAAGTTAGAGCCGGTGTGAACGCGAGAGTAGCCAGAACCAGCGAGGTCATACTGACCACCGGTACCGAGAGACCCGGAACGAACACCCATACCAGCAGGGTTATTATAAATTGACTGTCCAGCATCGTATGTGTTCTTGCTTGCAGAACCGATACCATCATTTTCACCGCCGACGTTTGTACCGTAGGTGTAGTCAAGATAGAAGAGCAGTCCAGAAGGAAGGCTCATAGGTTGGATTGAAACTAACTCGTTAGCAACCAGACCACCGAAGACTCGGCGAACGATTGGGAAAGCGATGTTAGTAAAGCCCCGGATATCTCCGGAAGCCGCAGAAGGCTGGAGCCCACCACCACCAAGGGTGTTTTGCTCACGAAGGATCTGTCCAGCTTGGTTCTCGAGCAGCGTTGCCATGTTTTCACGATGGACGCTCTCGAGACCTCTAAGAAGACCAGTCCGAGCCCACTTTTCTGTAAGGCGCTTGTTAGATTCGCCTTGGTGACGCTGACGAATTCCTTCGGTCAGTGTGTCAAGTGTGAACTTTTTCGACATTTTCTTTTTTCTCCTTTAAAGATTTAGCGTCTATTTGTTTTTAATACCAGCGAGTTTTGCCCATCGATCAGTCTGGCCATTCTCATTTACAGCGGCTGAGCCTCTGCGAGTCGGCTTACTAGAAGATCCAAGAACTCTTCTCTTGCCCTCACTGAGGGACTTCTTGTTGTTAAGCGAACGAGTAATACTTTCGTATACGAGCTTTGCTTCACGGATTGTCTTGGCATTATCAAGAGCCTCGACTATGGCACGCTGCTGCTTTGAACTTACATTACGATTTTGCATCAGTTTATTCACATAAAGCAGTTTTGCGTTAAAAAGATTCATTTCTGCGAGCTGCTGCTTAAGAGCACGATTCTCGCGGACTTGAGATGTTGTGTTGCGGCGGGTTGCGCTGCGGCGGGTGGAGCGTCTCTCAGCCATTCTTCTACGGCTTCTTGCTCTAGCACGACGACGGCGAGACTCTACAGTTGGGGTAGGAACACCAGGATCACCAAGCTCATCAGCGAGAGCGTTCAAGAGATCATCTTCATCAACATCGATGAAAGACTCATCTTCAATCTCACCACCACCAAACTGGTCAGCCATATCGGAAGCTTCAACACTTCCCTCAGTAGCTTCACGCATTCTACGAAGCTTACGAAGCTCCATCTTCAACATGCGAGGATCAATTTCAAAAACCTCTCCAAGATCAAGGGCGACCTCTTCCTCACCTTCGGCTTCTTCTTCTTCACCGGCAGCTTCTTCTTCCTCTCCTTCGGCTTCTTCCTCTTCACCGGCTTCTTCCTCACCGACATCAGCGACAA